CACGATTTCCACCTGGAGGCGGCCGCTGGCCTGGGGGCCACAGGCGGCCACGTAGGCCGCGCCACGGTCCCACGAGACGTCCACGGCGTAGGAGATCGGGGCGTCATCGGGGATGATGCCCCGCGGGTCGGTGCACGCCTCCCAGGCGCCCTCAGGGAACGGGCCAACGGCCATGACGTCGACCCACTGACACATGCACTCGGTGCGGAACACGGGCTCCGGGTCGGTGGCCTCAGCGGCCTCCAGGGACGCCTCCTCGACCGTGTACCCGAGCGACGGATTCGACTCGGCCCACCCGTCACGGTCCGTGGTGGACCGCCCCGGCGCGGCCGAGTACTCAATCAGGCACAGGGAGTCACCGCCGGAAGCGGTCAGGTCCGTATCGTCAGCGTTGATGCCGTCGGGGTCGCCGAGCGCCATGTGCGCCTTCTTGCGAAGGCTCATGAGCACGACGGATGCGTCGTCACCGGCGTTGGACAGGCACCAGGTCTGCGCCTTGGGGCGCGCCATCATGGTCTTGGTGACCGCGCCCCACGAGTCCCAGTTCGTGTGCTCACGCAGCTCGTCGAGGACAATCAGGTCGGCGGACAGGCCACGCCCGGCCTTCCGATTCGACGCCTTGACCTTGTAGCGCTCCCCGGTCTGGAGGTCGAGGGACTTCTTGCCGTTGACCTTGTTGACGTTCTTGATGGTCGCGGCCAGTTCGGGCACGGACTCGGCGATGTCAACGCAGCCGCTCCACAGCTCCTCGGCGATGTCGAGGTCCTGGGCGGTGCCCAGCGTCATCTTCACGCCGAGCACGTACATGGCCCACAGGCAGAGGGCCTGCGCGAGCGTGGACTTGCCGTTCTGGCGTGCGACCAGGAGGACGACGGTACGGAACCGGAAGCGTGTCCCGGCCCGGTTGAGCTCGAGCGCCCGGATGAGGGTCTCCTGCTGCCACGGGAGCAGCGGGATGCCGAGCACGTCGTGGGAGAACTCGATGCACGAGTACCCGGCGGACGTGTCGGGGGTCAGGTCCCGCAGCGGCGGCGTGTGGATGCGGGGTGTGGCGTGCCCGTAGCGGGGCGCGTCGGGGTCACGGAGCGGGCAGTCCCGTTCCGCGTCGGCCATCCACCGGTCGAAGAACTCACCGGCGTCAGACGGCCCGTAGGCCGGCCGTGCCCTTCCTGAGCGTTTCGAGCCTGCCACCATCGACCTTCTTCTCCTTCTTGGCCCAGGCGGCCCTCATCTCGGGGGTGAGGCCGAGGGCGGCGGCGGTCTTGAGGAACAACGACTCTGAGACGTTGTCGAAGCGGCCTTCGATGGTGGGGAAGTCGGGGTCGTCGAGTCGGTTGGCTAGGCGGCGCAGGAGCTCGACGGTGGGCTGGTCGGCGGGGGTGATCCAGTCGGCGGCGCGCAGGGCGTCATCGACGGTCTCGAGGATGGAGGTGTCGGCGGGGTGAGCCACGGTTGCTCCTCAGGTGCGGGGCCGTCCCCATTGGCGGGATTGGTTGCCGATGCTGGGGAGCGCTTGTGGGCGGGCGCCCTTGGCGCGGTTGCAGGCTTGGTGGACGGTGGCGAGGTTGGTGGGGTCGAGCCTCAGGTCGGGGTGGTCTCGCCAGGACCGGATGTGGTCGACGCTGGGGGCGTCGTCGGCGTTGGGGTCGTGGGCGTCCCATTTGATGGGTTGCCCGCAGATGCGGCATGGGGTGCCGGCGGCCTTGTCGCGGGCGCGGACCTGTGCTGCGAGGGTGCGCCATACGCGGCTGTCTCGGCGGAGTCCACTGGACACTCGCGCACCCCCTATGCAGGAAAGGGCCCCCACCAGCAATCTGG